TAGGACTATATTGTAAAAGGAAACTAAACATGTACTTATTTGAACTTCGAAAGAGGAGCACCACTAGTGCTGATTGGTCTAGAATTGGTTGCTTAGTGCAAAAATCTATTTGTAGCCCCAAAGTATTGGCTTCTGTGACTGCCATAACGGTGGCGGCATATGCTATGTACAAAATATATAAAAGAAGCACACCACAAGGAAAGGAGACTAATTTGGTTGGTGATCGACCCATTGATGAACTCGACGGACGTGAGAATGTTTGGTATAATAATTCATTTGATTTATGTGCTGCCGATTTCACGCGAGAGAGTGCTTCATCGAAGGGTATGGAATTTAGTTCATTTTGCAAAAAAATTTCCGATAATGTTATAGTTATGAAAATCAATAAAACAAATGTTACTGGTTTTGTTGAAGGTAGAGCCCTTTGTTTAGGGGGTCATATCTATATCACGAATAATCACAACGTTCCCTTTATGAGTGAACCAACTTATATTGACATTGTTCAGTCCTGTTCTTTAGGTGTTAATTCAAATCTTAAGTGTGTCATTTCTGAAAGTGATATTCATCGCATACCCTCTAAAGATATAGCATTTGTGATTTTAAGAAATCTCCCTCCCAAGAAGAAAATTGTCAAATATTTTCAGGCAGGAAAGGTTAATGGAGTTTTTGACGGCGCTTACGCAACCAAGGATAAATCAGGTCAATTCAATTTTGTTCCTGTTGTCTCAATTCGTCGCACTGATGAACGTAATTTAAACTTTAAGGAGAAGAACATATCTGCTAAAGTCAATATGTGGATGGGCCAATTACAAACCTCGAAAACCAAAGATGGTGATTGTGGTTCTCCGCTCATCATTAATAGTTCGTATGGATACAGTATAGTTGGTCTACACTGTTTAGCAGGAAATTTTGATTCTAGTGTTTTATCTACGGAAATAGATGGCACTTTCATAAGGGAAATCTATGACAACTTGAAAGATTTCAATGTCCAATCTGGAGATCTTTCTGGAATATCATCATTGAGTGCCAAGCGCAAAGTTAGTGATTTGCATAAAAAATCTGTTTTTCGGTATATAGAAGATGGTAGTGTCAATGTATATGGCTCATTCACTGATTTTCGAGGTAAATCAGGCTCTCGTGTTGAACCATCGCCTATGAGTGAATTCTTAATTAACTCGGGTTATACAATTAGATATTGCAAGCCCGAGATGCGATCGTGGGTACCTTGGCATATAGCTGCCAGAGATCTTGTTAAACCTATCGCTGAATTGGATACAGGTGTACTCAACAAATGTGTTGAGGGATACATAGGAGACGTATTCAATAATATTGATGATTTAGATCATATATCCAGTATGTTGATGGTTCTTGATGATTTTACAACCTTAAATGGTGCGCAAGTTACGTATATAGATAAGATGAATAGGAATACTAGTGCTGGAAATCCTTGGAAAAAATCGAAAAAATATTTTCTTAAGAATATTTCACCAGTTCATGGGATGCAGGATCCTGTAGAATTGGATAATGAAATTAATGAAAGAATGGACGATATTTTAAAATGTTATCGTGAAAATAGGCAATTTCACCCAAATTTTTGCGCTCACTTGAAGGACGAACCTGTTACCTTCAAAAAAGCAAAAATTGGTAAAACACGTGTTTTCACGGGAGCAACTATGGATTGGTCACTTATTGTACGGAAATATCTACTTTCATTTGCACGTTTGTTGCAAAACGAGAGATTTGCATTTGAGGCAGCTCCAGGTACTATAGCCCAGTCTTTGGAATGGCATGAACTCTATCAATATATAATTAAAAATGGTGAAGATAGAATTGTGGCGGGTGACTACAAAGCTTTCGATAAGCGAATGAGCCCAAAGGAAATCTTAGCAGCTTTTGATGTTATAATATACTTCTGCCGATCTTCTGGGAATTATACTGAAGAAGACATACAGATAATTAGGTGTATAGCAGAAGATACAGCTTTTCCTCTTGTGGACTACAATGGTGATCTTGTACAATTTTTTGGCTCAAATCCCTCGGGTAATCCGCTAACTGTTATTTTAAATAGTATAGTCAACAGCTTGAGAATGCGATATGTTTATTATATGATCAATCCTGAACACACTGTTGAAACGTTTAAACAGGATGTGAGTCTTATGACTTATGGAGATGATAATATCATGTCTGTGTCACAAAATTGTGATTGGTTCAATCACAGTACCATTGCGGAAACTTTTGCTAAACTTAATATAGTTTACACAATGGCGGATAAAGAATCTGCTAGTGTTCCTTTCATTCATATCGATGATGCATCTTTTTTGAAACGTCGATGGCGATTTGATGACAATCTTGAGTGCTTTGTGGCTCCTCTTGAAGAAGAGTCCATAGAAAAGTCACTTATGGTGTGGACTCGTTCCAGAGCGGTCACGAAAGAAGCGCAAGGTATAGATGTCATATCAAGTGCTTTGCGAGAATATTTTTGGTATGGTGAAGAAGTTTTCACCGAGAAAAGAAAAATACTTAGGAGCTTAGTAGAGAAGCTAGAATGGGGAATTTGGGTCCAAGATTCCACTTTCCCAACTTATAATGATTTATGCATGGATTTTGCAAAGCGTTCGAGAGGCTGCAAATCCTTCAGTAGTGTTTTGGACAAAAACTACTGTTTACAAAAATGATTATATGAAACCTAGTCCGCAATGACATTAAACTATGCTGAGGACTTTTATTCATTTCATCCTCTCTAAAGTGTGATGGTAACGTCCTCCATCCACCATGATAAGAAAATGTCAAACTCACAAGCGAAGCGCTTGTGTCTGTGCGGAGGCAATATTGTAACTTTCGTTCATGCATATTTACGTAGCATGAGCAATATTGCTGGGGCCTATGATTATAAGCCCACCTTGCGTGATAAAGGCACAGGATAATCACATATCACTCATGGTTTGTTCTAAAAAACACTCAAAAGATGGAGATCTTAAAACTCAACCAAAACAAAGAAGTCCGAGATTTTCTTATGAAGATCTTAACAAGGGAGATAAATCTCCCTCGATCATGAACTGTTTCAACATTTCGAAATGCACTGTTCAGAGCTCTGATGTCATAGAAATGACGACGGATGCCACTGGTGACACAATGCAGGAAGAAAATGTTGGTTTTGATGGTCAATCAGATCCTATTTTGACTATACCTAATGATCTATCAAGGGTTCAAGTGGATCAGAGTCAGAATGTTACTTTAGGTAACTTTCTTAAGAGACCAGTGCAAATTGCGACTCAGACGTGGGCAGTAGGATCAACGTTGGACCAGCTTGTGGATAATTTCGATCCATGGCACTTGTATTTCAACCATGCGCCTATAAGACGCAAGTTGGATAATTACTACTTGGTTAGATGCAATTTGCATCTTAAATTTGTGGTTAACGCTTCGCCATTTTTCTATGGTTGCACTTTAGCCTCCTATCAACCTCTCACTAATTTTGCGCCTGGTTTCACACCATCTGGTACAGCTGGTCAAGAAAGAACAGCGTATAGTCAACGACCACATATTTGGATTTATCCACAAGATTCTCAAGGTGGTGAAATGGTGTTACCATTTCTCTACTATAAGAATTGGTTAGATGCTACATCTGCTGTTGATTTGACTAATATGGGCACACTAAGCTTCCAATCTTTCGGCAGCTTAGCAAATGCGAATGGAGCAACTGGAGATATTGAAATCGTTGTCTACGCTTGGGCAGAAAATATTGAAGTAGCAGGGCCTACGGTGGCTTTGGCTGTTCAATCGAAAGATGAATATCAAGACGATGGTGTTGTTTCAAAACCAGCATCAGCTATAGCCAGAGCAACTTCAATGCTCAGTAGTGTTCCAGTTATTGGACCTTTTGCTACTGCCACATCACACGCTGCAGAAGCCGTGTCTAAAATTGCATCTTTGTTTGGGTACACAAATACGCCCGTTATTGATGATATTCATCAATTTCAACCAACACCGTTTCCAAATCTAGCCTCAACCGACATTGGTATGCCTATTGATAAGCTCACTCTTGATGCTAAAAATGAACTTTCTATTGATCCTTCAATAGCTGGTTCTACACCGGAAGACGAACTTATCATTAGTAACTTTTGTGCTCGTGAGGCATGGATATTTGAGAACACATGGACAAGTGCTAATACCATAAATACTGGTTTATTTTATGCTAAAGTCTCCCCTGCTTTATACACGACTGATGCTGTAGGTCCCACATCGATTTTGTGGAACACACCTATGTCACATGTTTCTGACATGTTCGAGTATTGGCGAGGAGACATTATCTTTCGGTTCAAGTTCATCTGTTCAAAATATCATCGTGGAAGGGTTCGAATTAATTGGGATCCACATGGAGATATAGGAACAGCTGGAGACTACACTACTGAAACATATACAAAAATTGTAGATATTACTGATGAAACTGATGTTGAGTTTCGAGTTCCATATACGCAGGCCTTGGCTTATTTGCGTATATTACCAGGAAAATCTAAGCATTTTGCTGCTGCATCCACCTCAACAACAAATGGTACTTTCTTCAATGGTGTTATCACTGTACGAGTTCTCAATCGTCAAACTTCACCAATTACATCAGCCGATATTCGTATGTTGGTGTTTGTCAAGGGTGCTGATAATTTGGAGTTTGCTGCTCCCAAGGAGATTGACACATCATACTCTCCCTATGCTGTTCAGTCTTATGACTCTCGCATGGATATTGACAATACTATGCACAATATGGGTGTTAAACCATCTAGCGCGGATCCGAATATTAATTTAGTTTATTTCGGTGAATCGATTGTGTCTCTGCGTCAACTTATGCGTCGTCAAAGTCTGTATAAAAGACTTGTTGCAGCAGCTGGTTCGGCCATCGATACGATATACCTGACCACATTCAAGTTGGCAAGATTACCATTGTATCCAGGCTACGATGTTAATGGTGTTGATTCTGCAATAGGAGTGGTTTCTGGTTTACCAGAACCATACAATTACACGAATTGGCTTCCAGTCACTTGGATTGGTCAATGTTTCGTTGGAGTACGTGGATCAGTCCTGTACTCAATTAACGCCAATGGTCAACAAAACAGTAAAACGGTAATTTGTGCTCGTGAATTTGGCACACACAATTCTTCAAATGCGGCTTTATCGCAATCTTATGGTGGTAACGGAGCCTTGAAGCAATCTATTCAGATCTCACAACTGGCGGGAAATTCCGGCATGACTATGACTAACCAGGCTACTCAGGCAGGCATCACTGCGATGCTACCCATGTATACCAATGTTAAGTTTATCATGAATTCTCCAAGTACGAGAAGTGTTGGCAATGATGCTGATGGTTCTCTTTACGATGCCATGAGAGTACAAACTCTTTATCAAACTGAAACCAATTCTTTCAACGATACTTTCGTTGATCTGTATTGTGCTGCAGGTACAGATATGAGTTTTGTATTCTTCGTTAATGTGCCCGCTGTGAATATATACAATTCTGTACCAACACCATTACCTTGATAATTCACAATTGGTTCCTAA